TTCTTATCATCAGGATGCAAATCTGTAATCATATGTGAAACTCTTTCTAGATTAACTGTAGGACCATCTGGATGACCTAACTCACCAAAAGCCCGTTTCTTTTGTATAAACTCCTTATTATATCTTATGACTTCCTTTTCAAGAATATCCATGGGATATACCCGACCATTACGATTTTTTACATCGGCCTGTAAAAATACACCACGTATCTTGTAGTTTTTTTCCTTACCAGCGCCTTCAGTAATATATTCAACTTTATCAATATGTTCAGATATGAGTTTCATTTTATTCTTCCTCTGGAACTTCCTCTTGCTCTGTAGGTTCAGGTGTTACCTCAGCCTTTTGTGCAAATATATTTCCCGCTAATTCTAACTTTTTCAACTCTAATGCAGCTTGTATTCTATTCTGCATAATTGAATCAAAACTAGCCTTCGCAGCGACATTTTCACCTCCAGCTATTGCATTAACAACAGCTTTAAGTTCGTTGTCCTGAATAGGCTCTGTTGTAACTTTTGTTTCCATAACTTATTCCTTAACTATTTATAATATGTTGCGCTTCTTCATCATCAAATTCATCTTCTCCACCTTCTGCATCTTTTTCTTTTTCTATTTGAGCATCAAGTTCATCCATTTCTTTCTCAGATTGTCGCAATACATTTCTACGCACCCAATCATTTGAATAATATTTGCCGATATACTCTTGAATTCTATCCATATGATCTAATCGTTCTCCAAGAATTTCTAAATCTTTTAATTCTGAAAAATGATTATCCTGTAAGAAATCATAGGAAATATTTTCTTTAATATTTTCCCAATCTTCTGATGTAATAATACCCTTCAGTATTAATTGAGTTTTTAATATATCGTGGAAAAGAGAAGAAAACTTTTTGCGAAGCTTTCCAACAAATTTTGTGAATTTAACCTCATCTCTAGTAATCTCTGCTGATCGGCCTAAATTAAAACCACTTTCAGCTTCCATTCTAGAAATAGGAACATTTAATGAACGATAAAGTTTATCTTGAAAATACTTGATATCTTCTAATTCGCCAAGATTCTGGCCACCGGGTAGTGTTGTTATTTCTGTACCCCTACCCCCTTCCCTCCGGGGTAACCAAAAATCTTCAAGCATCGACATTTTACTTCGATCATCTCGTATTTCACCTGAATTAGCATCGTAAACAAGTTTGTTTCGATACCGATTCATAATGTCTTTGAGATATTGTTCTGCCTTTTGCTTAGGTAAATTACCAACATCAATGTAAAATATTCTACGCTCAGGTGCCCGTGTAACACGATAGATAACTACCGCATCTTCAATCATTCTTAATTGATTTACAGGCTTGATTGCCTTATGTAGATGTGAATAAACTTGATTCGTTGTCGGTTCGTATAGACCAGATGTGATATATGCAATAGAATCGCTGGAAATAGGTAATCCTTGACCTGCATTACCTCTACCTGCTATTCCTGGATAAATTCCTTCTTCACTATATAAAAAATATTCTCGTACAGCTTTAACAAGATCGGCCGCCTGAGGCGTACCGCCCTTTTCAATCTCTCTTACTTTTTTGATATTTCTAGGATCTATATAACGTAATTCTAGAACACCTTTTGAAGTATCTTTTTCATCTACCAATTTATGGAAATAAATTCTACCGTCGATATACCATCTCTTAAAGAGTTCATGGGATTTATTATTCCAATGAAGCATCTTCAGAATATGGTCAAACTCTGTTTGAATTTTTTTCTTAATTGATGCTGAAAAATCTACATAATCTAGAGAAACTGATACGGAAGGCTGACCTTCATCAGAGATAATAGCTTCATTAACTATATCTTCTATTGCCTGATCTGCTTCAGGATGTTCAGCTGCTGCTCTATATTTCTTAACTAGGTCGAAATCGTTTTTTGGAGTTGCTTCGGCGCCATAATATTGACCAAAAAAACCTGCTGCAGCTCCAATGTCTAAAGAACCATCATCAGGCGACGGAGCGACAAAACTTTTCGCATTGTCGCTCCCCGCCTTCTTAATTGTAAAACCAAATAATTCTGCCATAGTATAACTATTTATATCGCTTCAATTTGCGATATAATATTAGATAAAATTAACCAGATGATATTGAGAAGCTAAATCCACCAGCTGTGGAAGATCCTGCACCAGCAACAGTCATATAATTAAATCTAAATGTTACACCAAACTCTAAAACCGCATCATTTGTTTCATAGTTTAACTCTACAGCGTCTATAGTTGTAGGCCAAACGTCATACAAATAGTACGTTCTTAAAATCGCATCATTTCGGTCTTTCTGCTGTACTGCAGCAGTACCATAATAATTTGCAGGCTGTTGACCTATATTACTTCTATCAGTACGATTACCGATATCACCAATATGATTCTGCCACTGTTCAAAAAAGGCTCGCATCTGTTGAGTTCTATCACTCATTACTGTGATAGTCCAAGGCTCATACGTTCTGTCTCCTGACACATAAATTTGACGTCCACGATAAGGTACTGCTACCTCACCAATAGTCAAAGCAGGTACAGATGTTCCTCGACATAGAAATGCGAAGTCTCCAGGAAGCGTCACAGGCGCACCAGTTATTGCAACTTCAAACTGGTTGGCCCTTGTGCCACCATCTTTTAAGGCTCCTACAAAACCACTTAAATTAGCCATTATTTTTTTCTCCTATTTCTTATGAAATTACTTCACTAAAATCTACACCTGTTCGAGTAGCGACAAATGTTAATGTAATGAAGTTAATGGAACGTGCCGGTTTAATATAGATATCTGCCCGGAACTCATTAGCGTCAATTACTTGACCAGTATTGTTTGTATCATCGCATACAACTTGAAAGTCTACAATACCACGACGACCCTGTACATCTCTCAGGAAAGGTTCTACTGCACCTACAAACTGGGCTCTTGTAAACTCATCATTGAATTCAAAGACAACTGATCTAGCTGCTTCTTCAATAGCCTTTTCGATGTGGTTAAACAATCGACGTACATTAATTCTACTAAAAGCACTATTCCGTGCCAGAGCAGTTTTATCACCATATAGAAGGGTGCCCTGACCTGGGAATGTAGTAACAGGATTAATCCTATTACGATACAGAATATCTCTCTGTGCATTTGTTGGGTTGAAAGCTAAACCAACTACTGATCTAATATTGCCTCGATTTAGACCGGCGGGTGAAAACCATGGGGCTTCCACTAGGTCTGCATTAGCCGCACAACCAGCAACATCCCCATTAAGAGGAACATAGCGATATAGGTCATTGTACTTGTCGTACATTTTCTTATATCCACTATCAAATGCCGTATAAGACGTACTTGCAAGATTCAAAAAGAAGTTCTTTACATTTTCTGTCTGTGTATTTGAATTTGATACGTTTACAACGTCTGATCTTTCTGGTGAAACAAAAGCCATAATGTCTTTACGTTTTTCAGCTATATCAATTAGGTTACCGGCATGAGTAGAATCGCCAGGACCTGCCATCATTAGATTGACAGTTACTGTATCGTCATCAAATAAATCGTATGCAGATTTCTTTTCACCATTTGTTGGCGAATAGTCATCTGTGCCAGCTGTTAGTGAGATTGAGCTCTGTGTATTGATATTTGTAAATGTTGTGCCTGCCGCAGCTGAACCCCAGTTGGAGCCACCAGTATTATGATCCATCCAATAGATATACTCAGAACCATTATAGATAGCATCAACATAATAGTTGTTGTCGCCACTGTCTGTTCTTGCATCAGAAGCCTTGGATACTTTATCCCACTTCTCTAGAATTGTGTTAGCCTTACCTGTAAGGCCACCATCCTCATCTGTGATAAGAATGTGCATTTCATCGTCCACACCAGACCTATCAGATGCATATTTAGATGTACCAGGTCCGCCTGAAAACTCATCATACCAGCGCCATCGGCGGGTAACGTAAGAGTCATCAGCAACAGCAGCTGCCAGACCCTTTGTCGAAAATACATTATGCTGTTTGATGGTTAGTGTGTTTGTACCTGTGTTTACTGCCGTAACGATATATTCTACACCTTCATGACCTGCAAGTGGTGTTGCACCAGCAGCATCAGATGTAAAAGCAATAATATCATTTACTATGACAGCGTAGTTATTTTCATCAACATTATCCAAAACAATGGCTGTAGCATCTACTGCTACCGCACCATTGACTTGATTGTTTGCAGCCAGATGTTGCTGATAGACAGTAAGACTAGGACACTGCCATACTTTGAGGTTGTTACCCCAAGTACCAGCTGTGCGAGCAGCCCACAGACCAATACTAGCAGAACCGTCTGAATATGAATTTGTCCAATGATCTGAATTCTTGATAAGAATAGCTGTACCGCTCTCACAAGCATTAACCATGCCTGTTGAAATACGAACGACCCGTAATACGTTTGCATATTTTAGAAATGATGCAGCAGTAAAAAACCATTCAAAGTTACTAGCATTAGGCTTACCAAAATGTTCTACTAATTCTGTCTCGTTAGAAACCGTTACGATTTCTTCTACGGGACCTTTTTCTGCGACGATAGCGACAGCACCTATGCTATCAGAATCGCCAATGACCATATTCGTTAAGTCTTTTT